ACCAACTGGGGACAAAGAAGACGAAAAGACGGGGAAACTTACTTTAACGGAATTGTTGTAGGTAGTTCAACAGCGCCATTTTCGGCAGGGGTGTCAAGTTTAAACAACACCATAGAGGGCACCGTTACTGTTGGTGGCGTTCAAAAAGTACTTAGGACAGACTACATTTACGTTCTTCCTGGTCACATAAGATCAAATTCAGGCAGTACATCCAATGTGGTCTTTGGAAACAAGATAACGAGTTCTACGGCTGCAGAAACACAGCTCAACGACCCCCAGGCATGCAATCTAGGTAGACACGCTGGAAAATTCCTCAAATCCGCTGGTTTCACGCATGCAGGCGTGATGGCATACGCAAAAGGGATTGAAAGCCACCTACAAAATCTGGAAATGAAAGCCGTGGCGACTCAAACCTTCAACGGCTACTTCTCAGGATATGGCTACCCACGCTACGCAGGTGTGGGAACCGATCCAGCAGTTTCACTAGGTTTCAAGTTCAGTCTTCAAGGTTACGCAAATCTCCCCGTCATATCTGGTCTTCCGTCCTCGTCTCCATCAAGTGTGTCAACAACGACAACGATAGCAAAAACAGATGATATTGCTGCAAAATACCTGAAAGTTATCAACACCAGCGCAGACATCGTGTCACAAAGTGGGACTGTTTCCCTTGAATCTCTTCAGCAGGCTGTTTATTTCTCAGCCCGACTTGGTCTACCAATGAATCAATTCAAAGAACAAACCCTAAAGGCTATTAAGGACGCAAAAATTGCCTACTTGATAAACAAAAAGAAACTCACTCCAGCCCGAGCCGAAGAAGAGTGGAAAAAAGATCCCCTATATTTAGGTTTAAACAAAATATTTGGGTCTGGTGGCGCTGGTTATAGCGGCTCTGGTTCCAGCGACATTGGTGGCAATGGTGGCAATGGTGGATCAAATTCAGGATACAACAATTCTGGACAAGCGGGTAGTAAAAACAAAAACAAAAACAAGAATAAGAATCTGAAACAGCTGCAAAAAAATGCCAACACCCAGACAGCCTCTTCAGCATCCGAAACCATAAAAATTACCGTGACGAGAGGATTGGCTGGCTATCGGGCAGGTATTAGATCCACTGGTCAATCAACTTCAAGGCCAACATTAATTCAAACATACGAAGGTCTGAAGAGTTCCAAACAAATTGATGGAACACCAATACGAAGTTTCGTATTTCCTTTTGTCCCAAATAATGTCAACTATTCTGGTCTAGGAGTTAACTGGACAGAAATAGAGCGAACTGGTGACTACCCAATAGTTGATTGGGCTAGTTTCCAGTTGCTCAAGATTAGTTTTACATTTGACATAGTCAGCATGGCGCAGGAAAATCAAGCTGGGTTCGGTCTGTACTACTCATGTGAAGATCAAATTCATGAATTGAGAGAAATGGCACAAGCACCATATCCAGTGACCTTTCTCAACATGGACAAATTCATGCAGGATGAACTTCGTTGGCCTTCCCTGAATAGCGGCAGGGGGGTTGAATTTGTAATTCAAGAATTTGGCGTAACTGCTGTTCAAAGAACCTCATCCAACCCCACGGCCCTAGTGTCTAGCACTGTGGCGAATCAGATTTCACGAGCATCATGCACTATGACATTGCAAGAAATACCAATTGAAAAAGTTGACATAGTCCAAATGCCACCGATAAGACCGTGCAAGAAAGAATGCGATAAAGACAAAATTATTACAGAAAAAGATAGTTACGTACCTCTCTTTACCCCAACAATCTCAAGATCTACCGGGTAACAACATGTCCAACGCCTATTCGCCCATTCAGAATAATCCGACATTGCCGATTCGGGGCTTTGAATATTTTCGTGTGACATTTGGTTCGGTGGCAGCAAATATAATGGAAGAAATAAACAGTTCTATTATTTCTGCTGACATTAATTACAGTATGGATGCCATAACGGAGCTAACACTAAAGATAGTTGACAGCGACTACGACCAATACAGACAGGCCGCTGGAACACTCCAAGGCAAGGTGGGAACTGGTTTTGCTGCTGCGAACTACTTCAGCATTGCAAGAGATGTTACCTATGTTACAAAAGCTATAAAATCAACATCCTCAACTGCCGATGCCGGCAAAGTGGCAGTCTCGTTGTACACCCTCTTGATGGAAATAGCAGAGGTCTCGTGTAGTCAGGAACAAGGTGTTTCCACTATATGGACCATAAAGTGCAGAACAAAAGCATGTCAACAGATGAAGCGAGACAAGAAACCTGGAACCATAAGTGGCAATGGAACCGCCTATGTCGCAGCCGTAGCAAAGAAATTTGGACTCAAGTTCGTTGGTGAACCAACCACCAAGAACAAGTCAATAACCAAGGCGAGCGGTGAAAAGGAAGCAGACTCTGTCTGGGATGTGATTCAAAATCTCGCACAAGCAGCGAACTTTAAATGCTTTGAATCAGATGGAACTTTGTATTTTGCCTCAATGAAATGGTTGATGTATAAGTGGGGTTCAGAGTCCATCACGTACAGCCACCAAGTAAAAATTGATGGAAAAACAGTTGCCAAAGATGTTACCCGCCGATATGTGCCAATCATGCCTGGCCCGTATGGAAGAGATTTTCCAGCAATGAGAATGCCGAGTATGAAAAAATCAGATAACACCCCCATGGAGGCTCAGGGCGATGCCCAAATTGAAAGAACAAATGGTGTTGCTCTTCGCCCTGGAATGACAGTTTTTATTGGTGGAATACCAACATTTACGGGTTACTACTTAATAACTGCAGTCAACTTTGAAGAGCGATCACCCAACCCAGTCGGAATCTCGTTTGCCACGCCAGAGCGTAAACCAAAAGAAAAGATAGTAAATCTCCCCGTTGGTCCACTTTACAAAAACACCCTTGATGCTATCGGCCCAGACGTTATAGCCCCATTTATCAAATCTTCAGTTTCGTCAACCTATCAGGGAAGCCGGCCACCACAATGAGCGATTATGGCTTAGGGGAACTAGATGTCATCAATAGGGACAATGGTAGTCCTCATCCATTTGTTGGTGGTGGGGTTTGGCTAGGGGTGGTTGGTGCAGTTAGTGGAAACAGTGTCTCGGTTCGAATACCGGATTTGTCAATAAGTATGACTGGTCAAGCGGTTGGGGTAACTGCCCTCCATCAGTATCAACCCAAAGATGTGGTTTATGTGGCTCTCTTGAACAATGATCGTCAAAGGTGTGCCATCCTTGGAAGGTGTAATATAGTAGTAGATGTGTTCGCTAGTGCCGCAGTAGTTGCCACCATGGCCACCACTATTGCATCGCTTACCGCAAGAATTGCTGCACTTGAGTCGGCTATGACTGGCAAGAGTTCTACTTCGCATACTCATTAAAATAAAAGGACTAGATATATGCCAACCCTGAAATTTCCGCTTGAACTTGACAATTCTGGCTCTTTCGCCATCCTGGATCAAGATAGTACCGATTACTATGCGCAATTATTGTCAATGTGCGCATTAACTGAACCGCAGACACACCCATTTTCTCCAACATTTGGAGTTTTTGATCCAACATTTGAAGAGGTCGACAGGGGCCAATTCTTGTTGCAGGCTTCCCGTTTTTTTCCAGAAATATCCATCACTGAAGCAGAACTTGAATTAAACGAAGAAACTGGCGAATCCAAATTCAAAGTATCCTTCGAAGGGAGATAACATGTCTGCTGATTTCAGACCATATGTAAACATGCAACTCTTTGATAGAGACCCTGCCGAACTCTACTTAAGCACACTTGAGTTACTCCAGTTAAACATTCCGGGTTTGTCCGTCAAGCCAGGAACTATTGAGGATGCACTTGTGCAGGCATTTTCATACCTGACATCAATAGCAGTTAATCACATAAACACCTTGCCGAACATGCTGATGGAGGGATTGGCAAACCTTATCGGTGTGACAAGACGCAACGTAAAGTTTGCAACCGTTACAGCGACCATAACCGCTCTTGATTACGCTGGTGGAACATTGGACGAAGGAACAACTTTTGAATACACATACGTGTCGGGTGGTACTACCTATAGCGATTATTTTGAAATAACAACCCCTGCCATCATTGGCGCCGTAGAGCCAGATTTGTCAGCAAACCCACCAACTCCCCTGCCCTCAACGGAAGTAACCCTTGTGGCAACAGAGATTGGATACAGACAACCAGTAGCGGCTGGTACGGTTCTGACAATTCAGAATTCGCAATTTGTGAGTGACTCAGCAGTTGCTTTAGACACATTTGAACAAGGAACCGAAGAGGAGTCAGATGCTGAGTTTGTTGCTAGGTTCTCCACATATCTGAGAGCGCTTGGCAATGCTCTTGCTACAGCAAAACAAATTGAGACATTTGCTCTAACACAATTTGAAGCAATCAACAGGGCTAAGGCTGTGGATTTGATGAATGCAGATGCGAGCAGGGCACAAAATGCCACAGCGGCGCCCGGCTACATATCCTTGTTCTTGTACGGGAACGGTGCTCCCTTGAATTTTCTTGCACGAAAAGAAATCTTGATTGAACTTCAGGAACGAATGGTTGCTGGTTTGAATTTGATTGTTGAGGATATTCAGATAAAAAATCCAGTCATTACTACTTCGGTGATTATAGCCAAAGATAGCAACCTTCAATCAATGATTAATGCCATCCAGTCAACACTAGTCAACGTGCTTTCTCCGACCCGATTCTTTGATGCCGAAGACAAGATAAGAAAATCTTTTGTAATCTCCAGCATCATGTCGGTACCGGGTGTTATTTATGTTCCCTCATTTTCAATGACATGTTCTGGCACAACTGCATCGGGGGATGATTTGCTGTTTAGCAATAAGGGGGTTTTGCCAGAACTTCTTCTTGCCGACCTAACCCTCACGGTGAGTTACCAGTGAGATCAATCCAAAGAAATCTCTTGCCAGACACACTGGCTTTGTATCGCCTAGCGACAGATGCAAGTTCCTCTGAAATATCTTCATATACGACGACTGATATTTTGACCAATTCTTGGTCTGTTGACTCTCCGGCAACATTGACTGCAGTATTGTCGCCGTTTTATTCGGGTGACAGATTTACCTTGCAAATTGAGAACAGTCAGGCAACTCTTCAAACATTGCGAACGGCATCATTTGAGATTGAATTTCCCGAAATTGCAGATGAATTGATATTTCACTGCATGGTGTATTGCGACTCACCGCTTGAAATAACTGCCCACCTTCACAATGCCAACGATGCATACACGACCGAAACTGGATACACAAATACCACTGTTGTCGGTGTGTGGAGTCCGATTTTTTCAAATGCTAAAACTTTTGGCGATTTGTCAACATATTCAAAAAACCTCAAAGTAACCTTGGTTTCCTCCAATGTGGATACTTTTTATGTGAGCATGACAACCCTGACAGACAACAAACCCCATGTTCATAATCAATTTTCCCAATTGTCCAAAGTCTTTTTTCCAGACATTTATCGAGATGTGGATGACACATCCATAGCACCTACGCGCCCGATGGACAAGCTGTATCACTCCCTGACTGCAAATATGTCAAAATTGATGGACTCCTTCAATGAGTTTGCAACAGTTGGTCAAGCAGATGCAAACTCAACAAGTCAAATATTGGGATCAAGCCTGTATGCCCTGTCACAGAGTAAGCTCACAAATCCAAATTTAATGTCAAGCGCAATAATGCCTTGGGCTGCCCAATTTGTGGCAACGGACTTAAGGGAGCAAATTGTCGTCAGTGGTACAGACGTGGTCAGCGATGATGTGGATTTCCCTAGGTGGCAAATTTCAACAAAGTCCCATGGTCAAATTGCTGGAACGCGAACTGCACTGAAAAACTCCGCCAGACTCGCTCTCTCGGGTACCAAGTCGGTTCTCGTGAGCCCCCTCCACGAGGGCAACAGGTTTGAAATAATGGTTAGAACCCTAGTTTCTGAGACTCCAGGAAATCCCGTGGAAGGTACCTCAAGCCCTGCAGTTCTTGCCGTATTACAGGATGCCAAACCTGCTGGATATACTGTTTTACACGAAACCTTGGATGAGTTTGGTTTCGTTCTAAACGATTCGGAGTTTGGTGCCTTTGACCAAGGCGTACTTACCTAAACAAAATGATAAGATATAGATACCCCTAGAAAGAGGTAGACATGAATAGCAAATTCATCAAAGACACAGCAGAACGATCAGTAATGGCTTTTGTTTCTGGTTGGCTCGGTTCAGCAATGGCAAGCGGATTGGATTTTGATTCGTTGACAAATGCAGACAACCTTAAGGTCGGAGTTACGGCTTTGGCACTCACCGTTGCGGCCGCACTCGGTCTCAAGAAGGTTGGCCCAAACAAGGACTCTGCTTCAGTACTTTAATCTGAAACTGTCCGCAGGGACAAGGGTTCCTAATCTACAATCTTCTAAGTCCTTGATTAGGAGAACGCGCCCATGATTGCTGGTGAGTACAACATAACAATAGAACAGGGCACTACGTTCTACCGTTTGATTGATGTCATGGAACCAACCGTTCTTGACCCAGATGTGTATGAAGCATTCAATTTGACTGGGTATACAGCACGGATGCAAATTCGCAGAACCGTTGAGAGCGCTACCCCCATGCTTTCCCTCACTAGCCCAACCGTCAATGGTAACGGGATAACCGTCATGGACGGTGCCAACAATGCGATAAGCATCAATATTACGGACACGATGACCTCATCGCTTACTAGTAGTGGTGTTTACGATTTGGAAATTATCAAAACATCAACTGGTGCCGTCAGTAGATTGCTACGAGGAACCATAACCCTGTCGCTGGAGGTTACGAGATGACCACCACATCACCAGTTGTTTCCGTTCTTGTAGATGCACCAAACCAAGTTTTCGTAAATCAAGATTCACCCAATTTACTTCAGGTTAGAACTGCGAGAACTGGCGATACTGGCGCAGGGTATGCTGGCGTCACGTCTGCAACAAGCGTCAGTATTGGTGCTGGAACAAAGGTTTTCACACTGAGTACGGCATCCAGTGCATTTGCTACTGGCGCCAGAGTAAGAGCATCTGCCGTTAACCCAGTCAACTACATGGAGGGAATAGTCACTATCTCCGGAACAACCATGACCATGACCTGTGACAGTTTTGGCGGGAGCGGTTTCTTTGCTAGTTGGAACATCCACCTAGCCGGAGACAAGGGTGCAACTGGTGCAACCGGCGGCTCGTATGTTCATACCCAGTCATCGGCATCATCTACATGGACAGTGACCCACAATCTAGGTTATTACCCAGGCGGCATATCGGTCATTGACAGCGGTGAATCCATAGTGGTTGGCGATGTGACACATACAAGCATGAGCCAATTTACCGTGAGTTTTTCAACTGCTTTTTCTGGGAAGGTTTACGTCTCTTAGCGAGAAGCGCTTTATTGCGAACCTATTGACAGCCTTGCAACATCTTCCCCACTCAGGTAAATCCTGCCAAAGCTTATTTCGATTTCTTCGCCCGACCCACTAAGGATTATGTCAACCTGCTTGTAGTGGATTCCAAATTTTTCAGCAATTGATTTTGCCAATTCTGAGGAAATGCCATAATCAATATAAAATTCGGTAGATTCCGAACCTTGTGCTGGCTCAATATTGGGGGTAGCAACAACATGGTGGACACCGCCAGTTGGGGCATCCTCCTCTACGGATATCTCAATAACTTCTTCTGCAATCGGCTCTTCCTGCAATTGCTCAACAACAGGCAGTATTCGTTCTGGCTCACCATCTTCGGGAACAGAGTGACTAAATGCAAACTTTGGACTATTTGTTGAAAAATCGTCATCTGGGTGGTCAGGCACAATAGGAATAACAGTTTTGGCAGATGCCTTTTTGGGCTTTGCAGCCTTTTTTACGGTTACTTTCTTTTTTGTTGCCATGACAAAAAGCCTACCATAACAAAGCTTGTGATATGTCATAATAGTACGAAGTTCGTATTCCGATACAACCATGCAAAGACGGTGCGATGTCATACAGAATTAAACTCAGGCGCTCAACTGCTGCTCAATGGACTGCCGCCAATCCGATTCTTTTCGCTGGTGAGGCTGGATTTGAAACCGACACCGGAAAATTCAAGATAGGCGACGGAACATCCGTCTGGAGTGCTCTTTATTACTTCACCACAGCATCGTCATCCACACTCAATGACCTTGGCGACGTAACAATCACTAGCGCCGCTTCTGGTCAAGGATTGGTATATAACGGTTCGGCGTGGATCAACAAGGCAACCACTTTCACCTTTACACAGTCAAGTTCTTCGGCGGCATGGACTATCACCCATAACCTCGGTTATCGCCCAGGTGGTGTCTCGGTTGTTGACAGCGCAGAAAACGTCGTTATGGGTGACATTGTTCATTCGTCAGATAACGAACTAGTGATAAACTTTTCCAGTGCCTTTACTGGGAAAGCATACCTCTCATAACGGAAAGAGATAACAATGGCCAAGCACTTAAATAACTTAAACCTTAACAAGAATGAGTTGCAGAATGCCGTAATTCAAAACCTTGCTACGGCCCCAGCTAGCCCAGTTGCTGGTCAGGTTTACTTTGATACCGTTGAAAACGCCCTTAAGGTATACAACGGCACTGCTTGGGAAGCGTCGGCACTCAGTGGTGTTACTTCCGATGCGGCAGAACTCAACATTCTTGATGGTGCCACCCTTTCTACGACTGAACTCAACTACGTAGACGGTGTCACTTCTGCAATTCAGACGCAGTTGGATGCCAAGGCTCCTCTTGCTTCGCCAACCTTCACTGGTTCTGTAACCCTGCCTTCTGGTACCGTCACTTCGGCGATGATTGCCGATGGCACCATTGTTAACGCCGACATCAGTTCCTCTGCGGAAATTGCTGATAGCAAACTTGCCACAATTTCAACTGCTGGTAAGGTTTCCAACTCAGCAACCACTGCAACAGCGACCGCTGGCAACAGCACAATCGTTGCCCGTGATGCTTCTGGTAACTTCGCTGCTGGAACAATTACTGCAGCATTGTCTGGTAACGCTTCGACAGCTACCACTCTTGCTACACCGAGAGCAATTCAGGTTTCGGGTGATGTAACTGGTACTGCGAACTTTGATGGTTCTGCCGCAATCAACATCGTCACCACCATTGCTGCCAACTCGGTAGCACTCGGTACTGACACAAGTGGAAGCTATGTAGAATCGCTAGTCGCTGGTACTGGTGTAACAATCACCAACAACTCTGGTGAGGGTGCAACCCCAACCATTGCGATTGGTCAGGCTGTTGGAACTGGAAGCAACGTAACCTTCAATGACTTGGTTGTTTCTGGAAACTTGACGGTTAGTGGAACTACCACAACGGTCAATACAAACGAAATTCTGCTTGAAGATAACATCATCACCCTGAACTCAGGGGTTACTGGCGCACCGTCAACCAATGCTGGTATTGAAATTGAGCGTGGAACATCCGACAATGTTGTATTGCGTTGGAATGAAACCACCGATAAGTGGCAAACAACCAACGATGGAACGAACTATTACGACATCGTCACGACCAATACAGCTGCTGCTCAAGTAACTGCCGCAGCAGTTATTGCTGCCGCTGGTGGTGACGGAACTGCTGGTCAAGCAATTACGACAAACGGTGCTGGAGTCCTTGACTTCACGACAATCGTTGGAACAACAGAAGCGTCAATCATTTCGGCAGTTGGTGCCGATGGTGCTGCTGGTGCAGTTCTTTCAACCAACGGTTCTGGTGACCTTTCCTTCGTTACTTCGGTTCCACTAGCAAACGGTGGTACTGGTGCTACAACCGCCGCTGGTGCCCGAAGCAACCTCGGTGCAACAACCAAGGTATCGGCAAGCGTTGGTAACGGTTCGGCAACATCAATTGTTGTTACCCACAACCTCAACACTCGTGACCTACAAGTTCAACTGTTTGAAGTAGCAGCGCCATATGCTCAGGTGTTTACTGATGTAGAACTGACAACTGTTGATACTTTGACACTATCATTTAGTGTGGCGCCAACAGCAAGTCAGTACAGAGTTGTAATCATAGGATAATCCAAACAACCCTGAGGGGTTCATAATCGGTAAGGTCGAGGCCAATGCCAGCATTTTTAGACAAAATAAAAGCGCGCAAGTTCGCTACCGCGGCATCCTCTGCTGTTGAAGTCGGCGTAACCGCAGAAGATGAACCCCGTCTAAAAGTTGATGCTGGTGGAAAACTTACTTTTGGTAGTGGTTCTGCTGTTGGAGACACAACGCTTTACAGAAGCGCTGCTGACACACTCAAAACAGATGACGTATTCCAGGCTGTCGCTGGCGTAGTTACGCTTACAACTGCAGGAGCACCCAGTACATCAATTGCTAACGGAGCTTTAGCCGTTGACACAACCAATGATGCACTTTACTTTAGATCCAATTCAACATGGAATCCTGTAACGACCATCCCAACATCACTTGATGGCGGTAGCGCTACTTCTATTTACGACGGTGCTGAAGATGTCCTAGACGGAGGCGCCGCTTAATATGTCAACACGAATCAGGCTCAGAAGAGATACAGCAGCCAACTGGACATCCAATAACCCAACCCTCACAACTGGTGAAATGGGTTATGAAACAGATACCGGCAAGTTCAAGATTGGCAATAACACCAATGCGTGGACTGCTCTTGCCTACTCAATCACTGCTGAATTGAGTGAAGGCAATCTCAATGACCTTAAAGATGTAACCATTACTAGTGCCGCAAACGGAGACTTCCTTCGCTGGAACGGCACGGCGTGGATCAATGATGCGGTAAACCTTACAACCGACACAGTCGGCAACTACATGGTTGGAGTGACTGCTGGAACTGGTGTTTTGGTAACACACACACCGGGTGAAGGGTCGGATGCAACAATCGCAATTGGTCAGGATGTAGGAACAGGCCAAAGCGTCACATTTGCTGGTGCAACAATTGATGCAATCAAAATCGGTGTCACCACTGCAAACACCATTGATACGGTGTCTGGCAATCTAACCATTAATTCAGCCGGTGGAACGGTAACAGTTGATGACAACCTGACCGTAACCGGAAACCTTACAGTTTCAGGAACGACTACCTCAATCAACACGGAAACATTAGCTGTTGATGACAACATTATTGTCCTTAACAACAATGTCACTGGTTCACCTACGGAGAACGCAGGTATTGAGGTTGAGCGCGGAACCTCGGCAAATGTGCTCATTCGATACAACGAAACAAACGATAACTGGGAAATGACCAACAACGGTTCGTCTTACTCCCCAATTGAGACAACGGCGACAGTAGATGCAAGCCTCAAACAACAGTTATGGCTAAACACTGTTTATGCTGCAACAGCAGCGATTCTCCCAGGCTCTCCGTCATACACTGCTGGCACTGCAGACCTAAACGGTGGAACAGGCATTGGGGCAAAACTCACAGCCACAACCAATGGGGCTTTGACGGTTGACGGAGGCCCAGCCCCTCTTGGAAATAGAATCCTCGTAAAGAATCAAGCCAATGCCCTCCATAATGGAATTTACGAAGTTACAACTGCTGGCTCGGCTGGCGCACCATACGAACTGACGCGAGCTACAGATTTCAATAACTCCACATTTGGTCAGACCACTTATGGAAAGTCCGTAAGAATCGCCACCGGAACCGTTAATGCGCTTCAGGTTTTTGCTGTTACTTCACTAGGTTCTGTCGCCCTTGGTGGACTAGATGCGATGATTCACGTAATTGGAACAGATTCATTTACTTGGACACAAGTCAGTGGTAAGGCAACATTGATTCCAGGCAACGGACTGCAGATTACAAACAATAACCTGTCGCTTCCAACTATTACTCAATCAAATACTACCTCTACCAATGGTTCGGGTAATTTCGTACAAAGCGTCACCCTAGACTCATACGGTCGCGTGACTGGTATTACGACAAACGATGCAATGGTTGAACTCGGTGCAAAAACTTCAGGAAATTACGTTTCGGGTATTACTGCAACAGGCGGAACAGGAATTACCGTTTCTGGAAGTGGTACAGAAGGTGCCGCAGTTGAGGTTGGCTCTAATGCAACATCAACCAACACTGTAAGCACAATCGTGTCTCGTGATGGCAGTGGAAACTTTAGTGCGGGAGCAATTACTGCTTCGCTAACCGGCAATGCTTCAACTGCAGATAAACTGAATGTTGCAAGAGCAATTGAACTTTCTGGTGATGTAACAGGTACGGCAAACTTTGATGGTTCTGCTGCTATTAACATCACTACAACTATCGCCGCCAACTCAGTAGCACTTGGCACGGACACAACTGGCCAGTTTGTTGCTTCTCTTGTTGCTGGAACTGGTATCACTCTTGCAAACAACTCTGGTGAAGCCGCATCACCAACCGTAACCGTTGACACGACTGTCATTCAGGCAAGAGTTGCAAACGTAACCGACACAGAAATCAGTTATTTGGATGGTGTTACTTCACCAATTCAAACCCAAATGGATACAAAAGCTCCGCTTGCCTCACCAACATTTACGGGTACGCCAACCTTGCCTACGGGGACAATTGCGACAACCCAAACGGCTTCTAATAACTCGACGGCAGTTGCCACGACGGCATATGTTGATGCGGCAGATGCCCTAAAAGCACCGCTTGATTCTCCTACATTTACGGGGACAGTAACCCTTCCTAATGACACGGTGGCACTTGGCACCAAAACAACTGGAAATTACGTTGCATCACTTGTCGCTGGTACTGGTGTAACGCTTACCAACAACACTGGCGAGAGTGCAACTCCAACCATCGCAATCGGTCAGGCTGTTGGAACGGCAAGCAATGTCACATTCAATGACCTAACAGTGAGTGGAAACTTGACGGTTTCAGGAACAACCACATCAATTAATACTGAAACTTTAACTGTTGATGACAATATCATTATATTAAACAATAATGAAGCAGGTACTCCATCGCAAAACGCTGGCATTGAAGTTGAGCGCGGAACTTCGGCAAATGTCCTTGTTCGCTGGAACGAAACAACCGATAAATGGGAAGCCACAAACGACGGCACAATATACGGCAACCTAGTGACTACTGCTGACACTGGAACCGTTTCATTGGGGATGATTGCAGACGTTTCAACAAGTGCCCAGACAGCCTCCTACACGCTTGTATTGGGTGACAAAAACAAGATTGTGGAAATGAGTGTCGCTACGGCAAATACGCTCACCGTGCCCCCGAACTCGTCTGTTGCCTATGCGGTTGGCTCGCAAATCAACATTCTGCAAACTGGTGCCGGTCAGACAACGGTCACCGCTGGCGCTGGCGTTACCGTGAACGGTGCCCCAGGTCTTAAGCTTAGAACACAGTGGTCCTATGCTACTCTCATCAAGAGAGCTACCGATACATGGGTATTGGTTGGAGACATTTCGGCATAACTTATGGCAACAAAAGATTCGGGTGGGAAAATTCCAGGTGTACCAACCATTGGTACACCAACATTAAATACTGGAACTTCTGCCAACGTATTCTTTACTGCGCCTGCATATACGGGCAAGGGTACTCTCACCTACAGAGCGATTGCTGATTCAGGACAAACCGCAACTGGTTCATCTAGTCCGATTGTTGTAACTGGATTGACGGCAGGAACAACAAGAACCTTCACCGTTGTTGCTATTTCTTCAAACGGTGTTGAGTCCGCTGCATCCTCATCAAGCCCTTCGCTGGTAATGGGCGTTGGACCAACAGCACCAACAATTGGTACTGCTACCGCTGGCAATGCCAATGCAACTGTTACCTATACAGCCAACTCCACTGGAACTTCGGCATCTGTCACATATACTGCTACATCGTCACCAGGCGGCATTACCGGCACTGGTGCGTCGCCAATTTCTATTTCTGGTCTCACCAACGGTCAGGCATACACATTCACTGTGACGGCCGCTACAGAGTTCGGTTCAGCAACATCGGCGGCATCCAACTCAGTTACGCCAGTTGCCCCACCGTACTTCCCACCCTATTTCCCTCCATTCTTTCCTCCGTTTTTCCCACCGTACTTCCCTCCATTTTTCCCACCGTTTTTCCCTCCGTACTTTCCACCGTTCTTTCCACCATTCTTTCCACCGTTTTTCCCACCGTTTTTCCCGCCGTACTTCCCGCCGTTCTTCCCGCCGTTTTTCCCGCCTTATTTCCCACCGTTTTTCCCGCCATTTTTCCCACCGTTCTTCCCACCTTATTTCCCACCGAGATTCAAGTAGGAAAAAATGAGATCAATTTACGACATTGACCTAAAATCATGGGATGGTGAACGAGATATTCTCAAGGACTCAGAAGGAAAAGTCACACTAATCATCAATACAACTGGACACTGTGGCAATGCTCCACAGTTCGGAATTATTGAGAACCTTTACCGAGAATACAAGGACCTTGGATTCAATGTTGTTGCTGTTCCCACAAACGACTTCTGTGGTGGTGGAGTTACGTATGGAGAATACGCAGACGGAGTAAGAGATGCAAAGCATGCAAGAGATTACGGTGTTGATGAGTGGGATGCCTCATTTGACTTTTCCGAACTAATTGTTTCATGGCATGAGAAACAAGAGGAAAGAGGAAATACTCCGCACGAATTGTATTCAGCCCTAGTCACAGATGAAGAAAAAAGACTCAAGCAAGACATGACCGGCAACTTTGAGAAGTTTTTGATTAACAAAAAAGGCGAAAGAGTAGCAAGAATAACCAACGGAGTCCTGCTTGAATATGCCTACAATGACGGAAGATGCGAATCGCCAGAAGTTGAACTTCAGAAATTACGCACACTAATTGAAAATGAGTTAGCAAAATGACATTGATTGACAACTACCTAAAGAACGAATACGTAGCAGCACGAGAAGTGGTCCACCCAATTTCTTTATACGACATTCCTGTTTCATCTGCGGATGGAAAAACAAAAGACATTCTTGCTGGAAGAAAAGGAAAAGTCACCCTGGTATTCAATGTTGCTGCTGGCTGCGGCAACATCCCACAGCACGGCGTCATAGAACAGTTGAATCAACGCTACAAAAATGAACTTAATTTTGACATTATTGCAATTGTTGTTGATGACTTTCAGTGCCATGGCTATAAGGAATTCCAGGATGGTATTGCTTCATACTGTCAGGTTAATGGCCTTGATATGTCGGTTGGTGAATTTGCCCAGAAGTATGCCGAAGAAAATTTTGGAACCACATTTGAGTTTTCAGAACTTACAAATGCTCGCATTGACAAGGTCTCGTATGCATCAGATTTTGTCCCAAACACAGAAATAACCCAAACACAGAATGCTCTCTGGTACTACCTGACTGAGAGTTATAAGGCCACCCTCAACGAATTTGGTGTGCCGTACACAGGAGAAGTTGTTCCATGGTCAGACGGAAAAGAGGTTGTTCCATCAGGCGCGACAATGGCCCAGCCGATAACTGGAAACTTTACAAAATTTTTGATTGATAGTACGGGGACTAAGACGAAAAGATATGCAAATGGTTTCTTGCTTGGGGAAAGAGATATCACTGGAGAAATGTATCCTTGGCTAGATGAGAAATTTCTTGAGAATGGCGAAAAGGACTGGAGGCCATATACTGGCCTAAGAGAAGATGGTCAATCATGGGTTGACCCAATCATGAAGGAAAAGGGTGTTGACCTATCCCTTGACCTCATTAGTAGGGACATTGATGAATATCTAGGGCTAATCAATAATCAAGAATAGAGTAGTCTTAGCCCATGAGTTCACCATGGAAAATTGAACCAGGTTTTTTTGGAACGGGTCCAGAAAATATTCATGTCCTAAAAGACTTCATTGATGCTCGGGATGTAGAAATCATTGGCTCCTTTGCAAGAACCATAAAAGAATGGTCAAATGGCTCAGATGTAGACATCTTTGATGAAAATGGTGTTTGTACATACAGTGCTGCCTACTGGAATAATCGACAGTGCACATACGACATCCTAGAACGCATCAACAAAGAGGTGTACGACCTCATTGATTTCTACCTAGACAAGATGGCCGTAACTGCTGGTGAGATTTTTGGTTGCAAACTACAAAAGCGACCGCCGTGCATAATCAGATGGTTTGGTGGAATCGAGCAACGCCCGCATGCCGACAAGCAGATGAATGACGGCTCACCAAACCCCTTCCCAACATATGACATCAATTCACTCTTTTATTGGAATGACGACTTTGAAGGGGGTGAACTATACTACCCAGAAC